CATCATACTTTTCTTGAATATCAGAATAATCTGGTTCGGGTGCGGGAAGATCAACGTCACGGTAAAAACCATTTACCTGAAGTTCCGCAACTTCATTGGCTGTTCTTTTCATAACGTGAGTGTAACGGGGTGATGTAGCCAGATCTGAACATCCGTAGGATACTACAAAATCTTCAGCAGGAACGAACATGGAAACTGGGCGCTCTAGAAGCGGGTCATAATAAACTTTTTTGAAAGAAGATCCGGCAAGGGGAAGACGGAACAGCATAGACTCCGTTTCATCTCTGTACTCAGTCATCTCTTCCGTTAGAAGATAATTCATTTCATCTTCTATGCGTTTTGCCTGATCAATCTTCTCTTTCTTCTTCTCCCCAAGAACCTTAGTCCTGACAGGCCCAGACGCAGGAAACAACTCCCCCATTGCTTGTGCTTGGAATCTTACAACAGCCTCAGTCATAACTGGATGGAACACGCCTGCGGCACCCTGCCAAGGTTGTGTTCTTTCTTCTATTTTCATTCCCATAAGATCAAGTCCTTTGACATAGGCGCTAGCCCAGTCAGATCTTGAGTTACGGTCTGTATTAAAATCGTGGATAATCTCCGAGGCCATAGACATCAATTCGTCTTCTTCGATGTACTCTGCTAGATTATCATCATGCGCTGGCCCCACGATATCTTCTACGATATCACCAGTAAAGTCGATGATCATGCCACCTTCTTCATCCTGAATAGAAACGGCATCTGGGTTAACTATTTCGACCTGAACTTGGCCTACGTCATCATCAGCCTCTAGCGGAGACGGTTCAATTTGTTTTTCTACAGCCATAATAAAATACCTTAAAAGTTGCCCTTTTGCATGATAACAGCATATTGCCCATGATGGCAGTGGCTGAGATCATTTCCCAGCTTCCACCCCATCTGCTTGTAATGCTCTACTTCAGAGTGAATAACATACCTAACTACCACGCTAGTAGTATTCTGCTTTTGCTCTTCTGTAGAGTTGTGGTTCATCATCCCAGTCGTCCATCGCACTTCGTATCCACCCCCCTTGTCGAAAGCGGAGTAGTGCTTGTGTTGTAGAGTCAACGAGATCGTCATTTTCTCCAGCGGGAAATGCCGCGCACTCTTCAACAACTTCCTCAGCCCATCTGGTTGGTGGACACCAAACGACCCCAGATGCGAATAAGTCTGTGACTGCGTTAACTCTGGCAATTTTGTCCTGTCCCCTAGACGGCGTAAACTCTGTTACGGGTATTCCCATAGCCCTAAGCTCGAAAATCAAGGGGGAACCAGCGGCTTTTGCTTCAACAATCATCTGATCCGGCTCAAATTCCCAATATTTTTCGTATGCGGCCCTTTTTAGCTCTGGAAACTCCAATTTTTCCTTGTATGCATCCAAGAGTATCAGATTAGGCACTGTTTCGCCAGTTTCATTTGGGTAATTGAAGATTCCCCAAGTGGTGCAAGCGCTATAATCTGCTCTTTGCGTCTTCAAAAACGCCGTATCCCAACTTTGAATGATGGCTTCGCAGGCTGGCGGGCTACTATTCTCCCATTCTTTCCACCATTCGCGCTTAATTAGCGCACCTTCCTCTGAAGTTGGGTCTTGTTGGTACTGAGCAGACCATTTTGATATGGGAAGTTCGGCTTTTAGTGACTCCAACTGCTCTAAGGGCCAGAATTGAGGCCACAAAGGATCCCCAGACGGCATAATTGCTGGTAGTTCTATAACTTCCCACTCATCTACGCCCTCTCTTTGGGTGGATGATTTGACTATCTGGCCCGTCAAGTCTCTGACACTCCAGCGAGTCATCACAATTATTATGGCTCCGCCCGGCTGGAGTCTCTGTCGCGGCCCAGATGTGTACCATTCGTATACTTTGTCGTAGACTTCTGGGGAGTAAGCCCCCAATGCCGCCTCTTGTTCCGAATGGGGATCGTCAATAATGAGTACATCAGCACCTTTACCAGTAACGGCACCGCCCACACCAATAGCAAAGTAATCACCTCTTTTGTTTGTGTTCCATCTACCAGCCGCTTTAGAGTCGGAAGATAGGTTTATGCCCGGAAACACTTTTTGGAAGTCTTCCTGATCGATGAGGTTACGCACCTTACGACCAAACCCGACTGCCAGTTCAGCAGTGTGTGCCGTCTGGATTATTTTCTTTTCCGGATTTTGCCCCAAAAACCAAGCTGGGAATAGATATGATGCAAACTCAGACTTTGTATGTCTAGGTGGCATGTTAATGATCAGACGCTTTAGTTCGCCCTTTGCCACACGCTCAAATGCGTCAGCCATTATTGAGTGGTGTCTCCCCGGTATAAAGGCAGGCCACATTTTTCTTACGAATGTTAAAAAGTCTATTCTGGAGTTCTCTACGTTCTCCGCTTCTTCAAGCTCCGCAAAAAGTGCTAAAAGCTCTTCTTGTTGCTTCGGTGGCAGTTTAGATATCTTGGATTTTACAGAATCAATTGCTGACATCAATCATCGCTTATGCATCTGTCAATCAGAACAGTCTTGGCAAGCTCCATCAAGAACAACATATCCGGTGCCTTACCATGAGAGGTGCCAAGAAAAAGATTTCCATCTTTAGTCCAGCCAATAACCATAGCTTCGGTCATCTCCACTTCCTCCATGATTGCTTCTAGCATATCATTAGGCTCTAAGTCCAGATCGTTCAGCTTCTCCTTGCCGGGGAACTGTATTATGTTGTTTGACATTTTTTCTCCTGTCCCCAAAAAGATGACGAAAGGGGGAGCGTGGAGAAATCGCTCAACCCCTCTCGGAGCCATCGGGAGACTAATGGCTCAGGGCTAGTGTATAGCATCAATGCCTCTCTAACTAGTATAGTAGTATATATATATATAACTAGTTAGAAGAACTAGTAGGGAAATATTCCTATGGGGGTAGGATTCCTAGCCTCTATTCTTTGAAGATTTGTAGTATGATACAATATTCGCCCTACAGCAGAAAATCACTATGGGGGGGCTATGAAAATTATTTGGCATATATTACTGACTGTATGCATGAACGGAGAATGCCGCACACAAGATGTGCAGTGGTTCGATACCGAGAAAGAATGCGTTAACATGCTAGTGCAGTATCAAAACATACCTCAAGACGGGAACTGGCAAACAGTTGACTATATCTGCAAACCACTAAATGCTAGTGCTGTGTAGGGCTACTTAGCACTTCCCATAGCTCCCAAAGCGCTACTTTCCGATCAAACACTATTAAAGATAGCATTCCTGCCTCTTCAGGCGTCAGTGAGGGCCATTCCTCCACTTCAGGTAGTGTCATCACACATTTGATGCAAAAGTCCTCTGACGAGCTTCTACGGCAGTTTTTATCAGTGCATGGGCCTGAAAAGATTTCTGGGGGATATTCGGTTGAGTGGAACATCATGTAGTCAGCGTGTGTATGTGGGTCATGCATATAGGGGGGTCGGGGGTGGGTGGGGTGTCTCCCCCTCGTGTATCACGTTAGCCGCGCCCCATAAGCCACTGTTATGACAGTTTTTAGCCATGTGACGATCAGCCGCCCATCATTGCCGCCAGTCTGCGTTCTAACTCTGCCCTGACTTCTGAGGCTTGGCGAGTGTCCCGATTGTCCTCTATCACTTGCTTATCTTCAAATGCCCCACACGTTCTGCCCAGTGCTGTCAGGGCTTGCACCCTTGCACCGTCAGACTGTGCTGACATGGCCTCATTCTTTAACTGCTCCACCACAAACATTCTGAGACGGTCATCGTCTGTCTGCTTTCGTGCGGTGATATCGGCAGTTAATGCATCAATCCTTTGGGCAACCTTTGGGTGACTGTTTAACTTGCAAGCCTCTGTCCAGATGCTAGAAGGCTTCATCCCCTCTGCATCATAGGCAGACCTGTAGGCCTCTGTCAGTGTTTCACCTCTGCTTACCATTTGAGCAAAGTGTTCTTGTTTACTGGTAAGGCTATCACTATTCACTAGTTTTAAGTGTGATGGTTTGCCTGTCTCTTTATCCATTACTTATCCCCTACTATATGAACCGCACCTATGC